TTGTAATAATATCCTTTACCCAAGTTAAAAAATCTCCTACTTTTTCTTCTGCACCTTTCATCTCATTATGCACTTGACATAATTCATCCTCGTTTACTATGCATCTAAAAAAATTTGCAGCTGTTCCAGTTGGTTTTTCACATTCTGAACAAAGAATTGGTATTTTATACACGTAAATAAATGCGAGTAAAGATATACACAAGAAATATACCAACAACTTGCCTAACATTATATTATCCAAATAAATTAATTATACTAAAATAATTAATTTAATTTTAAATTTGTATTAAAGTCTTTCTTCAGCAATTCTTTGATCCAATCTTCTTCTCATAGCATCTAAATTCATTTCTAATAATTTATTTGGATCGTTTGGATTATATTCAAATTCTTTACGAACTTGTTCTATAAGATCAACTCTTCTCTTAAAGTTCGCCATTTTTTCTTGAAATACTCCCATTGCTCCAGACATGTCTTCATTTTTAACTGGTTCAACAATATTAGGTTTTTGAACTTCATTCATATTGTTCCGTATCTTGTCAATATTTATCGTATCCATTTTTATCTTTTGAGGAAGTTCTGGTAAACTTTCTACCACTGTAGCTTTTATTTTTTCACCACTCATATACTTGTGAATTCCTACACCTATTGATATAATCAATGCACATATAAATACTGCAATTAAGTAAGGAGTTAAAATAATATCTCTAGCTCCTCCAACAAATACTTCTGCTAAATCAATTAATTGCTGAAAAACAATTGGTATAATTCTTGCAGGTGACAAAAATGCAAAAGTATCCATCGCAAATGTTAATGTTGGTAAATTTGATAATAAAGTATAAATTGCATCCGTTACCATTGCGATAAGTGGAAAGACGGATGCTAAAATTCCGTATAAATCACCTAAAATAGTTAATACACCATTTATAGAAGTTGCTACAGCATATCCTATAATATTGTAATAATATACACAAACACCAATTAATCCCATAACTATTACACCATTTACAATATTTACTTTCATTATTTTTGAAATAGGAAGAAACAATAACATCCAATCTATAAAATTGATCCAAACAATATATGCTACATAAAATATTCTTTCTTTTATAAAATCATATACAATAGTCCATTGTTTTTTAACTTCTATATAAACATCATTTAATCCCTTGATAAAATTTTTATACACTTGCATAAAACTATCCCATACACTTTCAAAAAAATCAATTACAGGTTTAAATATTTCCTTTATTTCTTTCCACATCGAATCAAAGGCATTAATGAAAAAACTTATAATCTTGTTACTTATTTCAGTTAACTTTTCCTTAATAAATGTATAAGCTGCATTAACTTTTGTAGATATATCCTCACCAAGATTCTTGAAAAATGTTTTTATCGGTTCAAATGCATTTATAATATAATTCTTTAACTTTTCAATTTCATCCAATACTGAATTTTTCACTGCTTCTGCTCCAGTTTTAATAAGATTTCCCAAGTTGTCAAAACTTGATTTAATTGTTGCAATCGCAGTAGTGACTGGACTTAATATCTTATCAAAAGCTGTAGTAATCGCATCTTTTATAGTCTTATATAAAGTGTTTAATGATTCAAATGGACAAAATTTTGGTATTGCTAATCTAGGTATTTTAATACCTTTAATATTAATTTTTGCCCAATCTATATTTATATCATTAAATATTGTTGTCTCTGGAATTATTTGTAATTCTGGTACACATGCACCTGCTATCTTGTCAAATAAATCTTTAAATGGAGATATAATTGCATCAACCAATCCACTAAAAAATCCTCCAATTTTTTCAAAAGCTTCTTTTACTGGTTTGATAACATTATCATTAATTTTATCTAAAATTTCCGTTTGAATTTTAGTTTGTATAAATTCACCTATTTGTTTTATTTTAATTACTATATTATTACGTAAATTATCTATACTTTGATATATTAAAAATGCAAAGTTTTTAATGCCATTACTCATTTCCGTAAACATATTAGTTAAATTTGTTGTCAAATCAGTAAATACTTTTACAACTTTATCTACAACTTCCTTTTTAATAACCATAAATGCATTCTTTATTTTATCAAGAATATCTTTTATGTTATTTCCTATATTTTCAAAAAATGAAAATATCTTTTTTAATTCGTTGAATATTGTATCAGGAATATCTTTTGTAACTATATCTTTTACCCATACAAAAAAAGAAGAAGTTCTTTTTTGAACATCAATCATTTCATTGTGAACATTACATAATTTATCTTCGTCTATTATACATCTAAAAATAGAAGCAGCAGTACCAGTTGGTTTTTGACATTCTGTACAAAAAATTGGTATTTTATAAACATAAATAAATGCAAGTAATGATATACATAAAAAATATACTAATAACTTTGCCAACATTATATTATCCAAATAAATTAATTTTACTAAATAATTAAAAAACTTTTTTTTAATTTATTATACTTTTTTTACGTTACTATATATATATATATGTATATTTATATTGATATAGAATCTCTAATTATTATACCATTTATTATATACATTCTTTTTAAAAATAAATATATATCTTTATTATTTTTCTTTTTTATACTGTTTTTTTTGCGCACACCAAATAAAAAATTAATAAAAAGTGATCCAAATATATTTTATTCACCAAGTAGTGGATATGTTAGAGATATATCTATACAAAACGAAAATCTTTCTATTTCTTTATTTTTAAACTTGTTTGATAATCATACACAGTATGTACCTATAAATTCTGTTCTTTTGTCTTCAGTTAAAAAAAATGGAATGTTTTTACCGGCATATAAAGAACATTCTATTAACAATGAAAAGATTATTCATACATTTTACAATAAAAAATTTGACTTTTCATATACAGTTACGCAGATAACAGGACTTTTTACAAGAAGAATTGTAACATTTATAAAAGAAAACACAGATTTAGAATTAGGTGATAAATTAGGTATTATTTTATTAGGATCACGTGTAGATATCACCATTCCTTTATCAAAAATTAAAAAAGTGTATATCGAAAAAGATACGCATATAGATGCAATGACTAAAATGTTTTTACTTTAACTTATTTCCAATTAAAATCTGGTTTTTTTATAAAATCTGGTGTATTCATATAATTAGCCGTAATTTCCTCAAATTGACCAATTCTTTTCTCAGCAACCAAATAATAAATATTATTTAATTTATATAAAGAGGTGTTTGGTCTCCATGAATGATTTACTTTAGAACCAAAATATGTAACTTTATTATTATTATCAATAGCTACATCTATTATTTGTCCAGGATTTATTAAATTTTTTGTAAATATACCAGTTCCATGTATATGAGATTCTGATATAAACCACATTTATAATTAACAAATAAAAAATACTTTTTTAAAAAAAAGTAACCAAAAAAAATTAAAATACATTATGTTTTACAATTTTATTTTACATGAAAAAAAGCCCGTTAAAATATTAAAAACAAAGTGTTCTTAATATTTTAACGGGCTTTTAATCTTTTTTTTTTGGTTACCTTGCCGAAGCCGAGCTTCAGCTTGGTAAGGTACTTTTTTTTAAATGTTAAGCGTAGCTTTGTTTTTTGGTTACCTTGCCGAAGCCGAGCTTCAGCTTGGTAAGGTACTTTTTTTTAAATGTTAAGCGTAGCTTTGTTTTTTGGTTACTTTTTTTTTAAAAAAGTATTTTTACAAAAAATCATCCTCAATTTTCCACACTTTACAATTATACGACTTGGCAATTTTTTCAAAACATTCATTTGTATATTCTGCCAACTTTTTAATTTCAGAATAATACGGTTTCCTATTTTCATGATCTTCTTTAAATCTATAGAAAATATCTGTCATACTTTGAATATACATTTTTAATAAATTTGATATTTCTATTTTTTTCTGCGTATCTTTTTCTCTTTTTTGTAACAACAATTTCAATTTATCTTTACTAATCATTTTCATCATATATTTTATACGTACATCTCTATTTCTATCATTTATATTACCTGGATTAAATCTTCTTAGTTCAACTTCTCTAACATGGATAACACTTCTCATTATATCCAAATCTTTTTTTAAGAATTTAACAACATTACGTGATATAAAATAATTTGAAATTTCTCTACCACATGGAATATCTCCTTGCGTTCTTGGAATTTCTTTACCGGATTTTTTTAGATAATCAAAATATTCTGGATTATGAATTGTACCTGTTTCAATCCTCAATGTTTTCCAATCAAATGCTGTATGACAATTATAACACCAAATTTGATTACATCCATCTATTTTAAATATAGACGAAGCACATTTAGGACATGGCTTTGTATCCTTTTCTAACTGTTTAACAGATGCTAAAATATCTTCTTTACAAACATGTTCTGCATTACGCGTATCACCCTTTACTTCACGACAATCACCACAAGCCCACATTTCACATATATTGCATTTCAAAGTAATATTAAGAAAACCACGACAATCACCATTAGGACAATGTCTAATAAATTCTCTACGACAAGACAAATCTACACTAGTAGTTTTTAATTTGTGAATTTCTTTATCACAGTTATCTAAACGAATAAAAAGATTTTGCAATTCTTCTTTTATACTTTTTTTTTCATTTTCCTTTTTTTCAAGTTCAATAATTTTTTCAACATAAACCTGTGTTTCAGGCATCATGCTTAGTTCACGTTCATACAAAATATTTTCTCGATGATTTTTCCATGTTTTTGTCATAAATGTTTTTTCAAAAGAGTCTGTTAAAAATTGGCGATCCCATTGTACTTTGCAAGACATACAATGAGCATCATTCGTTTGGTCTACTAAATAAGTTTTAATACAATTTCGACATGCTTCAAATCCGCATCTACAAGTAACTTTTGTTCGAAAATTCTTGTTATAATCTTCTACACATACGTTACAAGTTGACATTGCTAATACACTTTTTTAACCAATTTTGTTTTTTTTTCAATTTTTTATAAACTACTTTTTTTTAAAAAAGTAGACTATTTTTAAATAAAAAATCAAAATATTTTTGCAAAAATTAAAAAGTAATGGAGTTGCAAAAATTACTAAAACGTTTTAAAAATTTAGATAGTAGTTTAGAAAAGGCATATAAAAAAGATATTAAGCAAATTATACAAAATATATTAGAAGAATATGATGTATTTTACAAAAACACATCAGATAAAGTTACTTTAGAAGAATTTAATAATATCTTTACAGAAGAAGAAGATCCTATTTGTTTAGGTATTTCTAAAAATGGTAATAAATGTTGTAGAAAATCACAACCTCATAGCAATTATTGTAAAATGCATTTTTATTTAGAATTTAATAAAAAACTAAATGAAGAAAATAATATTTTTATAATAAATAAAAATGTAGAAAAAACAGAAATACTAAATAAAGGTACCTTGCCGTCTATCGACATGGAAAAAATTTTTATAGAAGATTCGTTCTATTATAAAGATAAAGAATTTATTTATGATACATCTAATTTTAATAAAGTTGGATATATCCAAAATGAACAAGTATTTTTAACAGATGACCCCTTTATTCTTGGAGTATAAATCTACTAATAATTCTTTGAAATTTTTCAAATATTCTTCTCTATCACATACTTTTCCATTTTTAAATTTATTTCTTGTATCCATTTTTAAATTTTCCCAAAAAACATTATCTTTTTGATGTAAAAGATTTATCTTTTCAATCAATTCATTTTCACTATTTACTACATAATAATCTAAATCACTATTCTTTAAAATACTACACGATACATTTTGAGCATGAAAATAATAAGTAGAATCATATAATGAAAAAACAGGAACACCCATGTATAAAGCTTCACAAGTTGTTGTAGTACCCGAATATGGAAATGTATCTAGTGCAATATCTATGTTATTATAAGTTAATAAATGATCACGATGTGATATCGTACAATCTAAAATAGTAATTCTTGAACGTACACCTTTGTCAAATTTATTAATAAAGTTCTTTTGTATATCTTTATTAATCAAAGCCTTTGTTTTAAAAACAAGTTTACAATTTTTTACAGACAATAGTACATTGTTATACATTTTTATCGCTGCATCTGTTATTTTGTTTACACGATTAAAACATCCTATAACAATTTCTCTTTCTTTACCTTCTTTTTGCCTTATTTTTAATTCAGAATCTTGCCGTCTAACGACATCGTCGGTAACGGTACCTTGCCGTCTAACGACATCGTCGGTAACGGTAGTAAGAGGATCATAACATAAAAAGCAATTTTTTAATCCAATTAATTTTTCAGTGTAAAATTTCTGTGAAACACTGAAATCACCATCGCAAATATTATCAGTAATACGATAATCCATTTCTTCTAAGCCTGTAGAATAAGGATAACCAATATAAGTAATTTGTATTGGACATGGTTTCATGGCAAAAATATCTAATCTATTAAATGCTGTATGACCAGCTAAATCAAATAAAATATGTATATTATCATTATAAATCATATTTGACGCTCCTTCTGCAGACATGTTTTTTATAGTTTTAAACTTTAACTTTTCATTAAAAGCAGATGTATTAATAATACATTCTGAATAACAAGTTACATTAAACATATTATTGTCAAATCTTTTCAAAAACGTACTTATAAAAAAACTAACAGGATGATCTACAAAATCTCCCGAAATAATACCTATGTTTATTTTTGAGGTACCTTTAATATTAGACGGCAAGGTACCTTTAATATTAGACGGCAAGGTACCTTTACCGAAGGTATTAGACGGCAAGGTACCATAAAATGATTTATCAAATGTATATTTTAAACTATTCTTTTTATAAAGTTTATTAACAAGCTTGTGTTGATTGTATATATACATTTTATCCTCAAATTGATCAAATAAATAACTCAAATTCATTAATTTATTTTGAAAAGGTAATGTAAACGTAGGACAAACCTGTATAGATTTATTATAATATTCAACAGATTTTGAATTATCACCATTATATGAATGCATGTGCCCATAATTTAAATACAATTCAGCCAATAAAAAGATAGGATCACTTGATATAAAAGAATTTTTGTAGTGTTTTATTGCATTCAAATATGATTTTTCAGCTAAATCTGTACGACGCATTTCCGTATAAACAACACCTAATTGATTATTAATATCTGGATTTAATGGATCTATTTTTTCAGCTTTTTGTAAATAAAACAATGCTTCTGGCCATTTCTTTATAGAACGAAAAATACATGAAATACCATTATAACTATTTACTAATAATCTCTTATTTTCATCATTTTTCGTGTCATTACCAACTATTTTTATTGCTATTTTATAATGTATTAATGACAATTCTATTTTATTTAATCTTTGATAAATAAATCCTAAATTATAATGTATTGTTTCATTTTCAGGAGCATACAATAAAGCTTCTTCTAAATAATTAAAACATTTCATTAATTTATCTCCAGAAAAAAAACATAATTGAGTATATATACTTATCAATTGTTTTAATGCATATTCGTCATCAAAAGATATGTATAAAATTTTTTGAAAACTACTTATTGCCTTTTTAAAAATTGTTTCGTTTCTAGAAGATAATGAAATATTTTCATTTGTTCTTCTATTGGCATTCATTTGTAATATTTTTACTTGCATTTCTATCTCCCTTTCAGCATAATTTTTATACAAAGTACCAAGTGTAAAATAACTTTCTATATAAATTTCCCTCGATATTTTTGGTTTGCTATCAATTAGCAAATAATCAGTTACTTCTAAACAATTTACAAAACTTTCTAATAATTCAATAGCTTTTACACGATACGTTTGAACATCTTTGTCAGATTTAATAATTTTAGAAACATATTCATTTACTAATTTTAATATACTATTGTAATTTTTCAACATGTATTCTTTATCATATTTTTTCAAGTTTAAAATATCTGTCATTTTTATTATTATATTTTTTTAGTTTTAAATATACTTTTTTAAAAAAAAAGTAACCAAAAAATTAATAAGAAAAATAAGAAAAATTAATAATAAAAATAAGAAAAATTAATAATAAAAATAAGAAAAATTAATAAGAAAAATAAGAAAAATTAATAATAAAAATAAGAAAAATTAATAATAAAAATAAGAAAAATTAATAATAAAAATAAGAAAAATTAATAATAAAAATAAGAAAAATGAATAAAATATCCTAATTATAAATAACAAAATGTCTTATATACTTGATAATTTGTATGGTATAGGATTAAAGAATAAAATAAAAGAATGGAATATTAATGTTATAGATAAAAATAGTTATTCATTAGTTGTTTATTATTATGGTTATTTAAATAGTCCAAAGGTAGAATGTACAAAAATTATATATTCTCATAATTCAGATTCTGCTGATAATAGTCATTATCAAACAGCTATTCTTTATGCTCAACAAAAATGGAAAGATAAGTTGGAAAGTGGATATAATACTGATATAGAATGTATTAGAAAAAAAATAAAAGAGAACAATATTCATATTAAAAAAGTAGTATTATTTTATTAATTTTTCCATTTGTTTATAATCATTTTATTTTTTATTTTTACTATTTAGAGTAAAAATGAGTAATCAATATGGGATGAAACCATCTAGAAAACCTTTAAAGGGTCAAGTGGTTACGTCGAATTATGGTAATTTTGAAACACTTGTCGTTTCAAATTTACAATTAGAAAATATTAATATAGCTGGTCTTTTTCAAGATGGTGTTTTTGAAAATGTTATTATAAGAGATTCGCAAATTTCAAATACTGTTATTGGAGTTGATTCTCCAAACGTTGGTAATTTTACAAATTTAAAAGCATATCAAACTGTCAATTTTTTAAGTAATGTGTTTGATTCATATGTTAATTGGGATCCAGATACATCTATATTTACTATTAATAATGGTGAATTAAAAGTAAACGGGTGTTCTTATTTAGATAATATTGAAATATGTAGAAATGACATATCAGCTATAAATTTAAATGGCGATATAAACATGTATCCAAATGGAGTAGGTTCATTAAATTTTTATGGACCTATTAATATAAATAGTACATTTGGTAGTTTTACTACTAGAGTATCAGATGGAGGAGTTGTTTTCAATATAAAAGAAAATTTTATAATAAATTCTTCAAAAGGATCTCATTTAGTTTCTACTTTTGATAAACAGTTATATAATACAATTAATGGAGACATAGAATTACGTACAGAAACATTAGATTCTGTAAATATTTCCCAAATAAATGTAACAGCTTCTTCAATAAAAATAACTACATATACCCCACACAGTCTCCATTTAGGAGATTCTATTATTTTATCTAGTACTGGTAGTTTAGATAATAGTTATATTGTAAATAACATATTTTCAGATAATAGTTTTTCACTAAATTATTCTAGTTCATTATTAAATGATATTACAACAGGTTCTTTAACAAAAGTTGCATCAAATAACATTATTTTAAATACACAATCTTTTGTTCAAATACCTACAGATACAAGACTTATTTTTGGAACAACATCTAATTCTATTTCTGGAAATACAGAAAGTTTGTTGATAAAAAGTGAAGGAAATACTTTTTTTAGTGTAGGAAATATTGGAATACCTACATCTACAGCTATACAATTTACAGATACACAATTTGTAACAACGGGAAATAATATTGTATACGATGGAACAGATCTTAATTTTAATAGTGTAAATAAATTTCTTTTTTCAAGTAATTTAATTCAAATAAATTCTACAAATACAAGATTTTACGATCCAGTTTTAACAATTGGTGATTATACACCATTACAATCAGATTTAAAAGATAGAGGTATTGAATACAAATATTTAAATTCATCTGGTTCTTTAAAAACAGGTTGGTTTGGATATAAATTATCTACTAACAAATTTACTTTTATCCCAGACTCGACTAATATAAATGAAACAATTTCCGGAAGTATAGGAAATTTTGATATTGGAAATATTAATGCCAACAACATTTCAGTAAATTCTGGTGGTGTTTTTGATTTAAATTGTGGAGAATTAATTAATACAAATAAAATAATTGGATGCGGTGGGTATTTAAATGTACTATCACAAAATAGTTTTAATTTAACAGCTGGTTCTATATTATTAGGCGCAACAAGTAATATAAATATACCTAATGATATACCAATTAATATAGGTACAAATGGAAGTTCTATTATAGAAAAATCAAATGGAGATATAAACATAACTTCTCAGAAAAACTTGGCGTTTTTTACACAAAGTAAAGGATCTATATATATACCAATTGAAACAAAACTTTCATTTGATGGATCAACAAAGGGGTCTCAAAGTATTTATTCAAATACTTTTGGAAATTTATATATTGACGGTAATAAATCAATTTATTTAACAACAACTGGAGGAAATATTATATTACCACAAAATGTGTTTGGTGCTACATCAAGTAGCTTACAATTCGGGAATGATTCTGAAGTTATTTATGGAAATACAACTGGTATTTATATCTATTCAAGAAATTCTATAAATGAAACTTCATTGTTAAATATCAATCAAAATGCTGGTGGAAATTTAAACCAAACTATTTCAGGAAATGTAAACGAAATTGCTAATGGTAATGTTACTATAAAAAGTATTTTAGGAAATATATTATTACAATCTGATTCTGGTGATATTAATCTTTTTACAACAAGTGGTAATACAAGACTTTTAACAGGTTCAAGAATTGTATTTGGAATTTCCGGTACAAGTAATTCAATTCGAGCAGATACAATTGGAAATTTAATTATTAATGGAAATACTTTAAATACAATTGATATAAAAAATGCAGATACGATTAATTTAAATGCAACATCAAATATTCGTATTTCAACTGGAACAACTCTTTATTTTAGTTCAGAAGATTCTAGATATATCTTGTCAGATAATAGTAATAATTTAAATGTAAAAAATAATATTGGCAATCTAGTTTTAACTTCGGTAAATACTATTATAAATAATACAGCTGGATCTTTATCTATAAAGAATACATCAACAGATATAAGTTCAGGATCGTTTGTTGTATCTGGTAATAGTGTATTATTAAATACATCAGATGTAAAAATAAAAGACCCTATTTTAACACTTGCAAACTATGATTTAACTTTAAATGACAACTTGGATAGAGGTATTGAATACAATTATTTTTCAACAGTAGAATCTTTAAAACAAGGTTGGTTTGGAAGAAAAAATAATACAAATCTTTTTACTTATTATTCAGATTCTATTAATAATAGTGAAATTATAAGTGGTACATTGGGTAGTGCCCAATTTGATAATCTTTATTTACAAAATAATATAATTTTCTCAGGAGATGGTCCTGGACAAATTGATATGAAATGTGGTACAATTGCAAACTTAAATACAATTCTTGGTTGTAATGGAACTGTTAATATAAGTACTAATAACATTTTATTATCTGGAACTAGTAAAGTAGTTTTACCTTATAATACACCACTTTCATTTGGTACTACAAATAATAGTATATCAGCTGATTCCAATGGATCATTTGTTATTACAGCTATGGGAGGTTCTGGAACTGTTGTTTTAAATTCAAATGTTCAAATTAATGGAACAACATCAAATGTATATAGTACAGTAACAAATATAAAAGATCCTATATTATCAATCGGTGGAGTAACTGGTCCTATAGTAAATGATGGGAAGGATAGAGGTATCGAATTTAAATGGAATGATACAACGGAATCGAAAACTGGGTTTTTTGGTTATAAAAATTCATTACAACGATTTGTGTTTATACAAAACGGTATTAATAACGATGAAATTTTTAGTGGAAGTTATGGAAATGTACAATTTGGAAATGCATTTTTAACAAATCTAGATTTACAAAATGGAACAATTTCTAACGTAAATACAATTTCAAGTGATAGATTAAATATTACAAGTAATAATAGTATTAATCTAAGTTCTGGTAATATAAATATTCCTTTTAATTCTTTTTTAAATTTTGGTTCAAGTAATAATAGTATTTCTACAAATACATCTGGTAATTTAAATATAATTACAAGTACTGGAAATGTTAATTTTTTAATGTCGACAACTGGAAATAGTTCTATTAATATACCACAAAATGTATATGTAAACTTTGGAAGTGAATCTTCTGGTAATTATCTTGTACAAAATACATCTGGTTCATTTGTAATTAACAATTCATCCGGAAATATTAATTTAGAACCCAAAATATCATCAGGAAGTATTAATATACCTACTAATAATTATTTAAATTTTGGCGTAAATTCAACTAAAAATAGTTTATATAGCGATGGTCAACAATTAGTTATAAATGGTTATAGTGGAATTAATATAAATAGTACTTCTTTTAATATAAGTGGAAATGTTAATGTAACTGGGACTATAACAGCTGCTGTCAATACAGATTTTGATCTTAATCGTTATATTTTACCATTAGGTACATCACAAATTCTTAATATTGCATCAGTTGAAAATTATAGTCTTTCTGGTAGTAATTTTATAAAAATTACAACAACAAATCCTACTTATTATTCTGTAGGCGATCTAGTTACTATTAGTAATTCTGGAAGTACTCCATCAGTTGACGGTACATATAATATAAGTGGAATACTTTCATCTACAGCGTTTTATATTAATTACGGAAGTGGTTCAGCGATTACAACTTCAGGTGGTTCTGTAGGTACAGTTAAAAGTAATTTAATGACATATCAAGGTAAAGATGTTGGTATTCAAATCAATTATTGGAATAATGTAGGTAATATAACATCTGGGAGTACAGGATATAAAACTGGATTTTTCGGTTTTAAAAATAGTACAAACAGATGGTCATTTTATAACAATGCGACTATTACAGATAATATTGTGACAGGAAGTTTTAGTGATATTGAAGTAAATAAAGTTTTTACATCATATATGAGTGGATTTAGATTAGAAGGACCAGTTTCAGCAGGTTCTAATCAAATAAGTGGTAATAACTTTCAAATTTTGGGTGGAAGTATTAATGGTACACCAATTGGTGCTAATACTGCACAAACTGCTAGATTTTCTACTTTAAGTAATACTGTAAGTGCTTCATTGCAAAATGTTACATTAACATCTTCTTTGGCTTATACATTTGAACGATATACATTATCTTCATCCGGATTGACTACAAGAAATCCTAGTGTATCTTTTGTTGTATCTTTATTTAGTGTATCTGGACCAAATTATACAACAAGTTCTGGTACAATGCCATCAAACCCTGCAAATATACCAGACGGTACTTTCAAGATGTTAGTATGTAGTTCTTTAGGAGTTGGTTCTTCACATACTATCAATTTTGGAGCGAATAAATTAATTGCACCAAACCCTCTTGATTCTAATGCAGTTCCTACTAGAATTATATTTAAACGCCAAGGTCAAACTGCTAAATTATTATTTGATGCACAAGGAAATGGAGGTTTAGGTACTTGGATTCTATTAACAAGTGGCGTATACGTTGCTTGAATTAACATTTATTCTTTATATTTAAAAATAAAAAATAATAATATATAATAAATACATAATAAATACTATGACTGAAATAAAAGGTACCTTACGGACCTTACGGTTAGGGTTTTTACAAGAAGATTTTCATTCTGAGGTATTAGATTTTTTATTAGAATTATGTAATAATGTATATCCAGATGCACATTTGATACTTTACAATGACATTGATAGATATAATAATAAGGAGTTATTAAAGGAAAACTATAAAAATTTAGTAATAAAAGATCTAAGTTATTTCATTCCAGATTTAACAAGTGGTGATGTATATAAAACATTTGTTATTTCATATGACAATATTATACATTTAAATATGTTGGAAAAATATAAAAAAGATCTTGTTTTTATTGCTCATAGTCCTAAACATATTAAATCATACGATATGTTGAATATGAAATATTTTTCATTAACACCACTTTTAAGTAAAAATTACATGTTACCTATTGTTAATAAAAATCGTAACCTAAAAATGGAAAATAACAATATACCGAATTACTTGCCATTATTAAAATCAATGAGTATAAATAACAATTTAAAAATTGTTATAACTGTTGGATATTTTTTAGATAACAATAAAAATATAAAATTAATAGAAAATTTACTAAGAAAAGAACTTTTTATACTTGTTGTTTTTGCACCAGAAATATCACTTGAATTAAATAAGATGATTAAAAAATATCCTAAATACGTTTACACAGCACTTGGTATGAAAACAAAAGAAATCCGTCATGCTATAAATTATTTAAATATTAATCATTTACTTTTTTGTCCACCAAATGATTCAAATTATGTAAAAAATAGTTGGTCCGGTACATTAGCATTCGGTCTTGATCATGATTTACACATTGTTGTTCCTGAAAAAATAGCAGAAATATATAATCTTAAAAATGATCATATATTACCTTATAAAATAGATGAAGCTGGTGAAGAAATAGCAGATTGTATTTTACATGATAAAAAGATTTATAATGAATCTTTAACTTTATGGAAAAATGACAATTTTAATAGAAACAGGAATATTATCACTACTTTTTTATCTGACTGAACCAAAGGTTCAAGATTTACTTAATAAGAATATGGCTACACCATTCCACCAACTTTCTTTTCCTTTATGTTTAGGCATTCCAATCAAATCATCACTACTTAGAAATTCTTCATGTCTAAAATGGATTTTTAAACCAAGGTCTCTTATAGCTCTCATAGTACCATCTCTTACATCACCCCAACACCAATCATCTACCATAAATACAAAAGTGTCATCTAATATTGGTAAATAATATTCTAATGATTTATAATGATCACTTTCTGTATGTCCACCATCATACAAATAAATATTAAACTTTTTATCTAAAGAATTTAATTCAACTTCCCAACAATTATTTTCTATTAAATAAAGATCCGAGTCACCTTCATATTTTTGTAAAGCTTCCATGAAAATATTTGGATCTCCGCCAAATTGACTCCAATTATCAATAAATAATGCTTGTACTTTATTTTTATAAATTGCACTAATACTAGAACTTCCATACCATGTACCTATTTCTAAATATCGTACATCATCGATATAAGAAAGCATATTATTGTATAAATGTCTAGTTTTTGTACCAGTCATTCCTTTGTATTCTAAAATATCTTTTCCTTCACTTGTTTCTGGATCAATTTTTGAAATACAATTTCTTGCATCACTTATTGATTTACAAATGCGATCAATCATTACCATATTTTTATCAGATAACAAATTATTTCCTTTTGTTGACAATGTTTTTAAATATTTGTTGAGTGTCCAATAATTATCAGAAGTTTGAATCATATTATTGATATATAACTTTAAACTTTAATTTTTTTTCAAAATGTTAACTTACTCTTATTATAAAACTAAATCTTTATGTATATCATCTAAATTGCCAATAGATAATTGTGGTATTTGTGTAAAATCATTTACATTTAATCTACAGTCTATTTCTTTTAATATATCTATTATTTTGCGATTTTTATCTTTATAGTTACCTAATGTTTCTAATAAAGCATTTGTAAAAGCTCCTCTATCACCAAGATCAGCAGATGTTTGTTCATCTAAACAACCAGAAAACATAAAAACATCACCTTCTGTTTCTATTTTTTTGTTAGTAAGAAATAACGTATATTTATTTATCCAATCATCTTCATTATACACGCCTGTTTCTATATTTTGTTTTTCGCGATTATAAACTAAATTATATTGTAAATTCAACATTGTACCACTATGACAACAATCTGTAAAACACCATAATGTAACATCTTTTGGTATAATTTTTACTAAATTATCATATAACCATACATCTGTTATAAAACCACTTTTTTTATAATCAAGTGGTACTAAAACTTCATCTAAATCATCTCCTATTTTAATTTCATTATCATTTTCTATTTGAGAACCATGACCTGAATAGTAAAATAACAATGAATCACCTGCTACTGTATTTTTAACCAAGTTATAAATAGAATCTTTTACATTTTGTAAAGTTGGCTTTACAGTTGTCTCATCTGTTAATTTAGTTGTATTTTCTATTTTATATTCACAATTCTCTATGATAAAATTTTGAATGTTATTTATATCATTTATACATCCACCCAATTCGTATTTTGATCCTGTATAATTTATTCCTATTAAAAGTGCCTTTTTCATATATATTATACAATAAATAAAATATACGGAATAAAAGAATTATTTTAAATAAAAAGATAATTATATCTCTGATTTCTCTATTTCTTCTAATTTATTTTCTTTTAATTTGTTTTCTTTTATATTTTCATCTAATAATTTTGTTATATTTGTTCTTCCCTTTTCTGGTTCGTTTAATCTAATTTCATGCAATAATAGTACTCCTTTTCCAACGTTTATATGCATTTCTCCATTTGTATCTTTTAACTTTTCAATAAATTTTCTACATTGACGTATATTTGTAAAAATTCCTAATATATCAGAATATTCATTTAAAGATAAAACGTATACTCTTTGTCCCATTTAATTATTATTTATTAAATAAAATAATTAAATATTTTTAACATTCTTTTTCTTTATTCAGTTGTTGTTTTGTAATAACAATTTTTTCTTTTATAATTTCATATTTTTCTCTTTTTGTAATTTTACTTTCACATTTATCAATTTTAGGATAAATTAATTAAAATTAAAATATTTACTTAATGTAAAATGGATCGTTTACGAAAAAAATTAGGTTTACCATCGGTTATTAAAAGTGACAAATCAGTTGCTCAAATTCAACAAGAATGGAAAGAAGCATTAGAAAACAGAAGAAAAGAAAATGAATTGGACAAACGATTTGGTGGGTCTAAGAAACGTCTAGTTAAAAAAAGTTCCAAAAAACGTTCGGTTAAAAAAAGTTCCAAAAAACGTCTAGTTAAAAAACGTTCGGTTAAAAGACGTTCGGTTAAAAGAACTAGTAAAAAACGTTCGGTTAAAAGACGTTCGGTTAAAAGACGTTCGACTAAAAGAACTAGTAAAAAACGTTCTGTTAAAAGACGTTCGGTTAAAAGACGTTCTACTAAAAGAACTAGTAAAAAACGTTCGGTTAAAAGACGTTCGGTTAAAAGACGTTCTACTAAAAGAACTAGTAAAAAACGTTCTGTTAAACAATTATACTTATAAATAAAATTTTTAAACTAACATTATCGTTCTTCATTTTATGTTTTATTTATTATAAAATATAAAATATTCATTTTTTTACTGTTTTGGTAATTAGAATTAGTTCGAGTACGCTAATCCACCCATACCAGCCATAATTCTGAGAACATTATAGTTGACAGCGTAAACACGAAGTTTAGAAGCACCTCCAACTTGAGTAGAAAGTTGAAGAGTAGCATTATCAATACGGGACATATTGACAGTTCCAGAAGGTTGATGTTGTTCTGGGTTTAGGGCAAATGAGTAAACATAGATACCAACAGCTGGGATACGGGTATGATGTTGGTATGGTTGAACAAGGTTAAAGTAAGCACCTTCACGAACAGAGAATCGATCTTGTCCGTTTAATTGAAGCTTAGCATCAACAACAGAATGTCCACCAGCACCAGTACCAGAGTAATCGGATAGTTCAGCAGTATCTTTTTGAACAACCCAAATGAGCTCCTTACATGGATGATTCAATGCAAGTTTGCTCTTGATAGAACTGGTTCCATTAGGAACTGATTCAGCACCAGTGAATTGAAGTTGTTCAATGAGATATTCGTGCTGAACTTGAGCAAATTGACGACGTTCATCAGTATCAAGATAAATGTAATCAATGTAAAGAGATGCATCAAAACTAGATCCAACAGTGACAGTACCAGATCCAATCTTTTCGTAAAGATCAACAGCATCTCTAAATGTAATGTTAAATTTAACTTCGTGATATTGAAGAGCAATTAATGGTAAAGCAAGACCAGGGTTTCTACAGAACCAGAATTGAAGTGGAACGTAAAGAGTTGCTGCACTGGTACCAGCAGAAGTAGTGGTAATACCAGTTGATTCATCGTAATTTTTAGTAGTTAAAGCAACAGTGTTACCAATCATAGTGTTGTATCCAGCTTCCTTTTCAGCAGTTTGAGTTAATTCGTTCCAGATGTTTAACCAATCACCATAATGAGTGTCAATGGTTTGTCCACCAATTTCAACATAAACAGTATCAATCAAGTTGTGTCCAACCATAGAATCCCAAGCTATACTACCACTATCTACAGATAAAGATGGAAGATCAACTTGAAGATAGACCTTGTGAATTAAATCACCATTTCTTGAAACAGTGCAAGAAACTTTTCGTCCAAAATCAACAGATCCGGTGAAAGTTTGCTCAATTGCTTCAATGGCAAAGTTAGTATGTCTTCGATAGACAACTTTAAAAAAAGTAATTTGAGGATTACCAGTACATTTCCTCTACATTATCTTTCGATAATGATTAGACTATATCTTATGAAGATTTATCAATTTTAAGATTTGCAAAATCTATATTTAATAAATCTCCCGAAAACCATTTAGTCGTTGAACCTTCTTCTTTAAATTTTTCTAATTTTTTAATAATATTATTTATTTGATTTATACTAATGTCTTTTTTAGATGAATTATATTTTACTGTAACTGGCATCATATTCGACCAATTCCAACATTTTAATTTTTCATCTTCTATTTTTAAATCAAATTTACATACAGGTATAATATGATCAATTGACCAATACGAACCGTAATTATCCCAGTTCATTTCTTTTGTAAAATTATATTCAAACCATTCTCTTAAATATTGAATATTACAACCAATATAATTCATTGTTGAATTATTTTTAATTAAAACAACTCTTAAACGTGCAGCTAATGATTTTTTTAATCTATAATTAATATTAGATCGACTTTCATTTCTACACCATTCAGTTTTCTGTTCTGTTAAAAATTTAGGATAACAAAGTAGACAAATTTTTTTTTTATAAAACTTTTTTAATTTAGCAAAATCTTTTAATGCTTTTTCTTTTTCGCATTTTTCACATTTTACTACAAAAGTTTCTATTCTTTTTTGTCTACTTTTTTTTTTTCTTATTTTATCCTTTTCATTTAAACATTTT